ACTATGATCGCTTTGCCGATCCGGCCCAGGCGTTTTTCTGGACTGACCAGGCGGTCGGCGATGCGCCCCCGCCGTCGGCGCTGTGGTTTGCGGAGTGGCAGATTGTGCACGCCCGATGGAACCGGGACGAGGGCAGCCGCTACGGCAAGCCGCTCTTCACTTCCGCCCGGAAGCCGTTCAAGCGTATGACACAGGGCGAGCTGGATATCGCCGTGCGACGCAAGACCCGCAGTGGCCTGCGCTATGTGCACAGCCTGGAGGATGCCAGCCAGGCTGACATCGAGGCGTACAAGCAACTCAACAAGCCGGCGCTCGACGACCCCTTTGCCGCCGTCGCCGACTTCTTCATGAATAAGCGGGGCGGACTGCAAGCCATCCAGGGCGATGCCCACCTGAGCGAGATTGACGACGTGCTGCACCATGTGGACACCTTCGGCATGGCCAGCCCCGTGCCGCTAGAACTCATTGGCTACGGGCGCAACCTGAATCGGGATGTGCTGGAGCAGAAGAAAGAGCAGTACGACGAGACCCTAGCCAGTGTGCGGCAGTGGGTGGCGGCGGAATTCATCCTGCCCATTCTGGAACGGCAGTGGCTGCTGGCCGGCATCTGGCCGGATGCGCTGACGGTCGATGTGCAGTGGAAAACCAAGCAGGAACCGACGCCGCTGGAACTAAAGGACATGGCCGGCTTCCTGACCGTGGTCAAGGCGGCGCACTTGTTGACCGACGCAACGGCCCTGCGTGTGCTGGCGACCGTACTGCCCGACTTCGATGTCGAGGCAGAATTGGCGGCCCTGCAAGCTGAAGAAACCGAACGGGCCAAGCAGGCGGAGATGACCATGCGCCTGGCGGCCAATGCTGCCGTGCCACCGGATGACAATGCCGACGACGAAGACGGTGGTGCGCCGTGACAACCATCACGCAGCGCAATGTTGACCGTCTTCAGCACGTGGCCGTGAGCCGGCTGACTGTGTTCACCATGGCGCGCATCCACGAACTGGTGGGTGAGGTGCAGACGTGGCTGGTCGACCAGGTGCGCCGGGCCGGCGATGACGAGGCCGGTGGGGTGGATATGGCCGTATTGGCGGGCCTATTGCCCCTCTTCGAGGGGCGCTGGAAGCAGGCCATGAGTCGCTACACGGCACTGCTGACCCAGGCGCGCATCCAGGCCGGCGACATTGCCTTTCGCAATCTGGCGACGCACCACAACGCTTACATCACGAGCCCGGTCGAGCGAGTCGAAGAGGCATTTACGCCGACGCCGATCGACTGGCAGCGCCTGACCGAGATGTGGATTCGGCGGCGCAACCTGGCGCTGCAGACGGCGCAGCAGCGGGTGCTTGGCGATGGCATGACCCTGAGTCAGCGGATTTGGCGCCTTGATAACGGCGGTTACAACCAGGTGCGCGCCACGATGGCGACGGCGATGGCGAACGGCACGAGCGCGGTGCGGCTGGCGCAGGATCTGGAGCAGCAGCTTGGCGTCGATGCCGCCCTGCCGCGCTGGGCCTACAGCCGGCTGAGCAAGATGACGCCTGCGGAACGGGCGCAGGACATGACCGGCCTGCTCAGCGACCCAGAGTACCGCACGCAGGGTGTGGCCTATAACGCATTGCGCCTGGCCCGCAACGAGATTCAGGCAGCCAACCATGCGGTGACGACGGAGATTGCCGCGCATAGTCCCTGGGTGACCGGGCGCTTCGTACGGCTGTCGCCGGCGCATCCGCGTTCGGATCAATGTGATACTGAGGCGGCGGGTGGTCCGTACGACAAAAGCTATAACGCATTGCCGTTGCATCCGCAGTGCGTTACACCTGGTCAACTAGTTCAAACCGACCGCGGGGCAATTCCCATTGAAAGTGTGATGGTAGGTGACTACGTCCTGACACACAAGGGGCGCTACTGCCTGGTCACTGCGGCATGGGGGACTGACCACAATGACCAGGTGTACGGGTTTGAAACTGATGCCGGCAAATTTGAACTTACCGGCAATCATCCCGTCTTACTTACGCGTGGGTGGGTCAATGCCCAAGACGTGCAACTTGGCGATCACGTCTTGTACACAGCCGGCGGCGTCTTGCCCGACTTGGCGAGTGTTGTAGCGGAAGATATGCCAACCTTGCGCGGCAAGCCAAGCATCGCGAGCGGCGTCTTTGGCAGCGGCTCGTGCGTGCCAACCAATGCCGTCCACTTCAATGGCGACTCGGCAGGTGACGAAAGCGAAGTCGAGGAAGTAGCGCCCGACCTGGTGCTCTCGTTCGTAAGTGAGGCCGGTGGCGTTCAAGGCATCAATCATGGTGAGTTCCGCGCTGGTGGGGTTGTCGAGTCGCCATTGTCGTTGGGCCAAGTGCATGGGTATCAGGCCGGGGTTGTTGGCTTTCTTGGCAGTGGAGATTTTGTGGCGCACGTCGGAGCGCTTGGCGACATTGACGCGGAAGCGGAGCAAATGGCGGTTGGTGGCGCTCATCTTGACGGCAGTCGCGGCGCGCCGGTTTCCATCGTCTTTGAACCACTGGTTGGAGACGGACTCACTGTGAGTGCGCAGAGGGATACTGTTGGCGAGCAACAACTCTTTGAGACGACGATAGGTGATTCCGTACCGTTCGAAAATCTCAGGGGTTCCGAGGCGCTGAACTATGTAGACCTCTCGCAGGAAGTCTGCGATGGGCCGACCATATTCAGCTTCGATGCGCAGGGCTTGAAACTGTGCGGCGCTGACGTTGTGCTTAGCGAGATGGGATCGAGACCATCCCTTCATCTGCAAGCCGCAAATGGGGCAAGTGACGGACATGACAACCTCCTGTTGTTGTCTCCTGAAAGGCCGTGGGGCGCTGGGTCAGGAAACCCAGTTGTCAGAGGGGTAATTACTCCCTCTCAAGCCCTACCAAATTATACAACGGTGCGCTTTATTCAGCGAAGACACTACCGCGGCACAGTGCATAACATGACGGTGGCCGACGACAACAGTTATTGCGTAGGTGGTCATGTGGTGCACAACTGCATGTGCTACTACGAAGAGAAGCTCATGCCGCCGAAGGATTTCGCCAACCAGGTGCGCGGCTGGGTGAGCGGTGACAACAACTTCTTGGACGATTACGCCGATTGGTTGGGACAGCGGGCATTGGCACCCATCCCCGACCAGATCACGCTGATGGGCATCATGGAATTGTGGTTGAGCAACAACGTCGACGCGATGGCGACGGTACTGAAGGGGTAAGGAGGAAGTGACCGTGAAGACAGAACAGGAATTCCTACGGGCCATCTTGCGCTGGTTCGGCTTGAATGAGGCCGTGCGTACCGACCAGAGCCTGGAAGCGCAGCGGGAAGAGTTGCGTGTGGCGCTCAACCTGTGGTCGAGCCGGCCGGCGAACGATCTGCGCGTGGCCTGGACGTTTGGCGACCGGCTGATTGCCTTCGTCTGGCTTGAATCTCCCGACACCATCGAGAAGCGCCTCTGGGAAATCCCCTGGCAGCGCAATGGCGAGAGCACCATCATTTTTGGTGAGCCGGTCGAGGTCAAGGAAGTGATGACCTACGAGCCGGTGACCGAAAGCACCGTCAAGTCCGGCAAGGGGCAGCGCTTGACCGAGACCATCGACCAGGTGCTGCACCTGCACGAAGCGCAGAGCGACCCGGCCGGCGTGCGGCGGGTCAAGGCGGTGGGCATCACCGCCGGGCATCACCGCCGATGTGGTGAACGGCAACGGGCGGCGCTACCCGCGGCAGGTGCTGGCCGAGGCTGTGGCCAAACTCAACAGCCACCTACACGAATCCAACGGTCAGGGCCGCCTGGTGGCCCTGGGCGAAGCGGAACATCCGAGCGACAAGGGCGGACGCACGAACATCCTGGAGACCGTCGTTAAGTGGGAAGCGGCATCCCTGGACAGCGCTGGCAAAGTGCTGCTAGAGGGCGCCATCTTGCCCACCACGAAGGGCCGGGACGTGCAGGTGCTGCTCGAGAACGGCGTTCCGGTTGGAGTATCCATGCGGGGTTTCGGGGAGAGCAAGGTCATCCGTGAAGACGGCGCCAGCATCCAGGAAGTGACCGCACTGACCATTCGAGGCTTTGACCTGGTGGCGCAGCCGTCCGATCCCAACGGGCAGGTGGTGGAAAGCGCTGGGTCGCAAGACGTACAGGAGGCAACTACTGTGACTGAGGAAGAGAGGAAGGCCCTGGAGGAAGCTGCCCGCAAGGCGGCCCAGGAGCTCGAGGAAGCCAAGCAGGCGCTGGCCGCGCAGGCAAAGACGCTGGAGGAAGCGCAGCGCGCACAGGTCGAACTGGCCGAGCGCAAGGCGCAGGAAGCGGTCGAGGCCGCCATCACCGAGAGCACCAAAGACCTCAAGTATGGCGACGGGCTGAACAAGCTCTTCGTCGAAGCGGTCCGGGCGGCCAAGCCGGCGACGCCCGACGCGGTCAAGGTACTCATCGAGGCCAAGCGCCGCGAATACGACGGTATCGCCACGGCGGCCAAGCTGGCCAGTATGGGGCGCGGTGACATCCAGATCGCCGGCCCCGTCTTCGAGCGGGAGACCGGACGCCCGGAATTCACCCGCGCCGCGTTCGACTTGAACGAATCGCTGGTCAAGGCGGGCGAGGGTCATCGGCGTGACGTGGTGAAGGGGGACAGCCTGGCGGAAATCTTCACGGCCCGTGTGCTGGAACGCTTCGACCGGCAGCACCAGGCCAAGCTGTTGGTCGAGAGTCGCATG